CCTACACACACCATGAAGCTAGATCCGACGTTAGGCAAGCCTTTCTCGTCTGGACATTCATAACGGACTCGCACCCACACAGGGGCGGAGGGTACCGTAACGCTAGTCTTCACTAATCATCAAGGTGTGATGCGCAAGAAGTACCGTAGAACTGGGGCGGAGCGAAAAAGACTCGGACACAGGATTCGGGGAGGGGTTCCAACCCATCAAACGCACGGATAACACCTTTCGGGTGCTCCGATGTTACCTCTATCCTATCTCCTCTGTCTAAATCGACCACCAACCCTACCTTACCCTCCTCTTCTTGGACGCATACTGACGGTTGGTCGTACAGTGACACGTCAACAACCCACACTCCCTTCCCTCTCGTGAACCGGCAACGACCGAAGAGACGTTCATCTCCTCGGAACAGCCAATTACGGGCTTGACTCCTGGTAAGCTTCAAAAGGTTAAGTAACTTAGGCTTTATAAGTCTACAAAGGTCCCACGGGGAGACCCCCTGATGAAGTTTTCCAAGCCATTCCTCTTGCACGTCCTGCCGAACAACAGGCTGCGTCCACGCTCTTTCGACCATCTCTGCGTTGAACAGAGCTTGGCCTACTTCACGATCGAAATCGTTCACGCTGTGACGAGACACCTGTTTGTAGCCTTCAGGCAGGCCGACACGCATAAGCTCCATGTTGTATGGCAAAGGTGGTTCAAGATCGCTCTTCAGGTAGAACAATTCTCGGGCCCACAGCTTACAGCGTCGCAAAGTTCCCTCCTTAACCGACAAACCTAACCCCCTAGTAAGCGAGCGTCTCGAAAGGCTGATTTCATACGAGTTTTCAGACACGAACAACGACTGGAAAGTACTAATACGATCCTTGCCAAAGCCCTTCGTCAAACTGTAGAAACGTCCTTCAAGACTCGCTACTCTCTCTGCTGCGGTCTCCTTCATACTCCAGATAGATTTTGGTCTCACAAACGGAACCGAACGTGTCGAAGACCTGCATCAAATGCTGTAGAATTCAAGGAGAAGAATCGCTTATGGACTAACGTTTTGCCCATAGATAAAGTGAGACCGCACTTGCCAACACCTTGCATCCAATGCTGCGCCTCCAAAGGAGAGGCACGGAAGACAATGTCGTCTCCGTTTATGAGCACTGGCACGTCCCGAGGGACATGATACTTGAACACAAGGTAGTTTACAAGACAAAGAAGGGGAAAGGATGTCAGCTGACCCATTAACTGACCTCTAGACTGAACAACTTCACGTCCCTCACCGGACAGGACGGAAGTGTAAGTCGAGACTGCATGCTGTTTGATGCCCAAAGGGACACTGACAGCACCATCAAGGACAGCTTTCAAAATGGTCAACTGTACCTCAGAGCTAAGGTTATCCGTAGCGGATTCGTAATCTCCGCTGACAAAAACTTCACCAGTCTTAGTGAAGCTACCAAATCTCGACGCCTTTGCGTCGCCTCTGAGTAACCATTTGAAATGGGACATGTGGTCGTACATGGAGTGGTGGAGGGGTCGAAGTGAGTTATCGACGCGCGGAGGGACGCTGATGATCCTCCACTTACCGCCACTCTCCACTGGCACAACCCGGGAGACCGTTCTTTTCCTCGGAACCACGGCGTTCAAGACGTACTCGCAAAAGTCGTCTCGAGACCACCGCTTCTCGACTTCAAGCCCTCGACAACCTCCAAATCGCCTACCCTGTTCAGAACAGGAAGACAACGGGAGCGAGGAGCTCTCCGCGCATCTTCGATACTTCTTGTCCCAACCAGGTCGGAACAGACGATGAACTTCTCGTTCACAGAACTTCAAGAAGTTATCGTCGGGTTTTACCTCCGTAGGAGTACCCATTTTCTCAAG